GTGTATATATCTGTCTTATCCTGAGAAGGGGTTAAACCCACTTCAAGGATCGTAGGAGGATATAGGCTAAGCCTTATCTTCTCCTCATCTGTGGAGGCTTCATCTAAGATGTCGTCTCCCGCAGCTGCGAAAGGATCATTCCAGAGTTCCCTAAGGGATCGTGGAAATTGACAATCTCGCACTCTTACATTAACTATCTTAGATAGCATGTGTAAGATAATTTTGGTCCCAGGTAAGCCCATAGGCGATCCCCGAACCGTTACCAGACCGTCACACAGTGACGGACCTAGTAAAATTCTTCCCACATTACTAAAGTATTGTGAATTCCCTAACCCTAAGGGTTTAAGGAAATACTCATAGAGTGGAAGAGCCTTCTGCCTAATGATTAAATCAGTAGCAGTGGTATAATCTCCAAGGAATAGGGTTTTACCCTTCTCCCGGGATTTGGGTGAGTACGAAAATCGTTTGTACCACTCATACACTTGGTCACCAGCTTCAAAGCCGGCTTTAAGTGTAGGATCTTGCATCATCATCCTTTTAAGGAAGTGTGCTGCAGGTTGTAGGTAAGTGACGAGTGAGGCATTAGCCTTCGTCACTATCCTAACTTTAGCACCGGGCTCTTGCACGGTACTAACTGAGGACTCGAAGGGTTTACCCGTCGCGTCTCCATTTCTATCGAGAATTCCTAGTTCAACTAGTTCTCGGTAGCAGAAGAACCACAATCCGAAGGAGAGTGGTTCTTCAGACATGCCATACCTTTTAGGTATGATCCATGCGTCTGAGTGATCGGCCGCACCAAGTAACTTGGTCGGGTCGGCACCCTCATTCCCCGGTAGGCTAAGCCATCGGGGTTTGTTTACTTCAAAGTGGAAGGTTGAACCATCCATTTTGCGGTAAAAATTCTTCTCGTCAGATTCAATCTCTGAGAGGAATTTAAGTAAGTTAGGTACTATGTACCCTCTCTTACCGCCCATAGTGCGAGTTGCCTCAAGGCAAGCACTATTCGATACCGAGAGGTGAGCAGAGCTCATCTCAAGGAAATCTGACTTCTTTGCGCAAAGCGCAATCTCTTCTGCAGCCTTTAAGGCAGCGTTGAGGAGATAATCAGAAGGAGGACTTATGTCCAAAGGTTGTTCTGTCACATTCTTAAAGAATTGGGACAAAACTTCCTCCTCGGCGACTTTGTCACCAGGGGGTAACTGTCTATACGACGCTAAAGCGAAGATAGAAGTATAATCTTCTCTAGTTAGACTATCGAGTGGTTTAACCACCCAGTC